CTGTAGAATGGGAAAGCATTTACAAAAACTTTGACGAGCTGGCAATGAATATCGGACAGATTAAACACGGTCTTGAAGAATTAGCTAATTTACGAAAGAAAGGCGGTATACGCTCTAGAGGCATTGATAGGAACATAGGATGAAAGCTACAGAATTTATTATAGAAAATAAAAAAGATCGAAAGGCTAAAAAATATAATCTAAAGCCTAGAAATCCTATGGGCACAGTAACACAAACAGGAGCAGGAGCTCATAAGGATAAAAAGAAAGCACAAAAACAAGGCGATGTAAAACATAAAGATAAACAGTTTGACGAAGCTGTAACAGAATACGGCGATACTGCCAAGGGTCAAAAGATGTTGACTAAGGTTCAGAAACGTGCGGTAGACAGAGTGGTAAGTAAAAAAGCAGATACAGATCCTAAGTATGCTAAAAAGAATAGCGATACTGCTAAACGTGCTTGGGATAGAATGACCGACTTGGATGAAAGAGTAAGAGATCCTGAAGATTGGGACGAAGGTAACACAGAACCTCCAAACAATTTTGCTGTATATATCAACGGTAAGAAATGGAAGGTATTCAAAGGCCGCGGATATTATGCAGACGATGAGCGTGAAAAACAACACTACTATCAGTTAAAAGACTGGGCTCGTAAAAAATCAGAAGCCACTGGTAAGAAATGGGAAGTTTCTATTACCGGCGAACCGGCAACAGAATAATGGAACTATCAGAATTAAAACGTCTCGCTGGTATTACAGAATTCAAAGGATATCAACCTTACGGTGGTAGCAACATAAGTATCACTGGTAATGAGAAAGGTGAGCTTATGAAAAAACATAATATCAAACCAGGAACACCCGAGTGGTTCCAGCTATGGTTCAGCTTACCTTATCTAACAGGAGAAAAACCCGTGGGAGATAAAAATGGTTGAAATAACACAGTCAGCAAAAGCAAAAGTAATAGACTTATTAAACGAAGAAAACAATCCTGGCCTAATGCTAAGAACATTTGTGCAAGGCGGCGGTTGCTCAGGATTTCAATATGGTTTTACATTTGACGAAATGCAAAACGATGACGACTTCGAAATTCCATTGAACGACAAATGGAAGATGGTTGTTGATGCAATGAGTATGCAATATCTAACAGGTGCAGAAATAGATTATAAAGACGACCTTAACGGAAGTCAGTTTGTAATAAAAAATCCCAACGCACAAACTACCTGCGGTTGCGGATCTAGTTTTTCAGTATAATACTATGGATAAGACACTTAAAGATTATATCGATCGAACTAATAAGCGATTAGAAGAAGAAAAGAAAAAACCGTTCGCTCCGAATCCTAGCCAATATCCAGTTCTTCCGGAACAAAAAGGTGAAGAGGATAAACCGCAAAATCCTTACGGACAGCACTAATGAGAGCTTCAGAAATACAACCAAAGAAATTAGTCATCTTTGATATCGATGATACATTAGTTAACACACAAACTAAAGTTCATGTAATCAAAGACGACCAAGTTGTTAAGAGTCTGAACAGCCACGATTTTACTCATTATAAATTGCAACCTGGAGAGGAATTTGATTTCGGTGATTTTAGAAATGCTAGAGAGTTCTTTGAAAAATCTCGTCCTATCATTCCTATGATGAATCAGCTCAAAAGCGATATATCAACTGGCAATAAAGTAGTAATGGTCACTGCTCGCGCAGACTTTGACGATAAAGAATTATTCTTAGATACTTTCCGCAAGTACGGTGTTGATATGAGTAAGGTACACGTGTATCGTGCAGGAAATATCAAAGGCGGTACAACAGAAGAAAGAAAAAAACAGATCATAAAAACACTGTTAGACAAAGACAATTATAGTAAAGCAATAATGTATGACGATGCTAAACCTAATCTACATACATTTATAGAACTGAAAAAAGATCATCCTCGTACAAGATTCTATGCCTGGCACGTGAGTTTAGACGGCGAAGCATCAGAATATATGAGAGAAGGTATAGTTTCAGAAAAGAAAAAGAAACGTAGATCTCGTTGGGCTGCATACGGACCCGGGCCTTATGGTGGCTACGGATATGCTGTAGGTTATAGTGGAGATAGCGGCGGTGACGGAGGTGTTGGAGAAGATCAACATCCTAATGAAAGACCTAAAGGTCCCGAAACTAAACCAACTATGCCAAAAGGTACAGTGAAAGTAGATGTATCAGATGTATACGATTGGTACAAATTAGGACAGCATATTAGTGATCTTAAAGGTTTAGGTAAGCACGATTTCGGAAAAGGTCCACCGAGTACCATAATATCATTCGGTGATGAAGAAGAAGAACACAAATATATTAAAAATTTAAAGAAAACCGGATTAACTACTACTGATATAGATCCTAAATCTCACGAAAAGAAAAAAGGGCAAAAAACAGATAAGACTTATAATGTAGGTGAAAACTTTGCTGATGGTAAAGTGAAGGGCAAAAGTCGTCCAGGTCGTGTGAAACGCTCAGGTGCCAGTTGTTCAGGAAGTGTAACAAGTTTAAGACAAAAAGCTAAAAATGCAGGCGGTGAGCGTGGTAAAATGTATCACTGGTGCGCCAATATGAAAAGCGGTAGAAATAAATAATAATATGAAAATCAGAGACATTCTAGAATCAGCAACTGCAGGTGCTACTAATTCAGCTAATATAGGAACTGTAGATGCTCCGCATCTTAGCCCGGGCAAAGCTAGAGGAAAAAAGAGCTATACAGGATCACCTGGAAAATCGGGTACCAAAGCACCGCCGCAGCCTAAGCCTATGGATAACACAGGTAAAAATGCTCTAGATATGAAGACTAATATATTCGGTAGCGGCGCTGCTATCAAAAGATAAATACATTATACACCTTTAGGATTGAAACCATGGATTTTAAATCATTAATTACAAAAATCAGCGAGATGGATGATAAAATCCAGCCTATCGCTGCACCAGAATTACCAAAAGCTGTGCAGCTCAATGAAGATGCACAACTTCGCGTATTGGCAGGAACTTCTTCATATATTTCAGAAGCTAAGAAAAAAGCTGAAGAAAAGAAAGAAGATAAAGTTGAAGAAGGTCAAGAAGATCTTAAAAAGGTCGGCGACAAGTCTAAAACACAGCATGGCACTATGACTAAAACTGCTACAGGCTTGAAGCACGAGCGTTCCTACGGTAAAGATAAAGACGACGAAGATGACGAGCCAAAAGCTAAGAAAAAAGCTAAGAAAGAATCTGTAGATCCAGAACAGTTCAAATCTAAGTTTAGCAAAATGGTTGAGGCAAAGAAAGCTGAAAAAGAAGAAAAGCCAAAAGCCAAGAAAGAAAAGAAAATGGAAGAGGGCTCAAAGCCAGACTTCTTAGATCTTGACAAAGACGGCAATAAGAAAGAGCCGATGAAATCTGCTGCTAAGTCTAAAGGTGGTGATAAGAAAGATAGCGGCAAGAAAGGTATGAGTGCTGCACAAGAAAAATACTTTGGCAAGAAAAATGAATCTAAAGTACAATTAAAGAAAGTTGTTGCTGAAAGTGTAGAACAATCTTTAACATTTAAAGATATGGTTCGTCTTGTTCAAGAAAGTGGGGGGCAACAACAAATTGATGCTGTTGATACCGAACTGTTTAACTGGGCACAACGTGTTGCTCGTAATAAACTAGGCGAAGGCATGAAAGCAGATCTGTATGCTGGCTTGATTTATGAGCGCAATGGCGGTGTATTTGAAATGTACGATGTTCTAAGCGAAGGATATGGCACAGATGCCGATTTTGATCGAGATGATTATGATCGTCCCGGTTTCAAACATGGAACAGGTAAAGCAGAACGAGATTCTGATAGTCTCAGACAAGAAAAAAGTATGATAGCCAAATTTAAGGCTTCTGGTAAAAAACCTAGTCCCGGTTCACCTATCTATGCGTTAATGAAAAAGCATAATGCACTATAAAAAACTATAATCTTAGTTTTGGTAAACAAAAGCCAGTCATTAGTTGACTGGCTTTTTTTATGACTATATAATAGTCCTATAAGGAGATTTATATGGCTAAAATCTATGGTCCAGAAGAAAAAGCAAAACTAGAAAGATTAATCAACGAAGGGTCCAACGTGCTTCGTGAAGTAGAAGATTTACAAGAAGGTCTAAAAGAAACTGTTAAAGCAGTAGCAGAAGAACTGCAGGTAAAACCCAGTATTATCAATAAAGCTATTCGTATCGCACACAAAGATAACTGGAAGGATCACGAAGCCGAATGGGAAGAGATCGAAGGTATCTTAGGTGTGACTAAAAGATTACCTGAATGATTGACTTATTAAAACCAACTTTTGATTGGATACGAGATGACTTCTATTCTCACCCGTTCCGTTTTATGGTGGAGGTTGTCGCATGGGCTATATCGATTGGATGCTCGATCACCATGGCTCTTACGGTACCCACTCCTCCTTTACTCATTCTGTATCCTATTTGGATCCTTGGTTGTGCTATGTATGGTTGGGCTGCTTATACTAGGAAATCATTTGGCATGTTGGCTAACTATGTACTATTAACAACCATAGATACCATCGGTCTGATACGGATGTTATAAATAAAGCTGCAAAGATGGTAGGCGAGGCCAGAATCCGCATTTTAGGTAGTTGCGAGCCGGAAATCGCATATGGAGAAAAATGAGCTACGTTGACGCATTCTATGATCGCGACGATGACATGATCCGTGTCGTTGAACGTGATGACAAAGGTAAAAGGCATTATAAAGAATATCCTGCCAAACACCTATTCTATTATAAAGATCCCAGAGGTAAGTACACATCGATTTACGGTGAAACTTTAACTCGTGTAAGTTCTAAAAATGTCAAAGAACACAGGAAAGAACTTGCAATTCATTCGAATAAAAAACTTTACGAAAGCGATATTAATCCAATTTATCGCTGTCTAGAAGATCACTATCTAAATGTTGATGCTCCGAAACTAAATGTAGCGTTTTTCGATATTGAGGTAGACTTTGATCCTGAAAGAGGTTATGCATCACCAGATGATGCATTTATGCCTATTACTGCCATTGCTGTTCACTTACAATGGATGGATACCTTAGTATGTCTTGCTATTCCACCTAAAACTCTTAGCATGAATGAAGCGAAAAAAGCTGTAGAAGAGTTTCCGAATACTATGCTGTTTGATAATGAAGCAGATATGCTTAGTACATTCTTAGATCTTATAGAAGATGCTGATGTACTAAGTGGTTGGAATAGTGAAGGCTT